CGACTGACATGATTCACCGAGTGAAAGCATTAATGATCAAAGCAAACAGTCAACAGAATAAGCCAACTGAGAGCCAGCCTACGGATGATGGGAAGAAAGCCATTGACCCGAAGCTGGCTTTGCTGTTAGGCATTAAAAACAAGGAGGCCAAATAATGGCTAGTTTAAATGATTTAAACACCGCGTGGATTTTAGCGGGGCAAAAGGTAACGGATTTACAAGACAAGTCGCAAAAAATGGCGGTAGCACTGGCGGCTGATCCGTCTTCTTATACGGAAGATGACGTTAAAAAAGTAACGGATGATTTGAAGGCTGCTAAGACCGCTCGAGACTTCGCAAAGTCAGCGCTGGATGACGCCAAAGCTGAAGCGGAGGCAGAAAAGCCAACTGACATTACCGACAAGAAAGTAAACATTATTCAGAAAACGTCTAAGGCCCAAGACTTTGTCCACAATTTTGTGGATTTGGCTACGGGCAAAAAGCAAATTACGGATTTAGTCACTTCCGGCAATACTGACGGTGATACGTCTAATGCTGGCCTGACAATTCCGCCTGATATTCAGACCAACATCAACCAGCTCAAACGGCAATATGCGTCACTCGAACAATATGTGAAGGTTGAGAATGTTTCTACTCCAACTGGATCACGTGTGTATGAGCCTTTTGAAACAATCACACCCCTGGCAAATCTTGATGATGAGAATGCACTTATTGGTGATAACGATGATCCCAAGCTGGCACAAATCAAATACACCATTCATCGGTATGCTGGCATTTCTACAATGCCGAATACGTTGCTTAATGACAGTGATCAAAATATTCAAGCGTGGATTGAACAATTTGTTTCCCGCAAGGATGTTGTAACACGCAACGGCGTCATCATCTCAGCAATGAACAACGCTCCTAAGAAGCCGACCATTGCTAAGTTTGACGACATTTTGGATATGATCTACACAGCTGTTGACCCGGCTATCCAGTCCACATCGATTTTGATGACCAATGTTAGCGGGTTCGCACAGCTGGCAAAGGTCAAGGACGCCATGGGCCAGTATCTCATTCAGGCCAACGTTGTTCCTGACATGCCTTACAGCATTCGTGGCCATCAGGTGGTTGTCATCTCTGATCGTTGGCTGCCAAGCACAGGCACCGCTGCTGCACCAGTTTATCCACTGTATTATGGCGATCTCTCTCAGGCCGCGACACTGTTTGACCGTCAGCAGATGAGCTTGGTTGTCACCAACATTGGCGCTGGTGCGTTTGAGCATGATCAGACTAAGCTGCGTGTCATCGACCGCTTCAATGTGCAAGCAACTGATGCCGATGCCTTTGTTGCGGGGTCCTTCTCTGCAATTGCTGACCAGCAAGCAAACTTTGCTGCCAGCACGACATCTGGCAATTAATACGACATGGTCGCTTAAGAAATACACAGTGCGCTGTTGATTCAGCGGGCGGCTGATAAAGGAGACGATTAAATGGCTGATGATGGCGGCTTCCAATCTGGAATTGTTGATGACCTGATGACGGAGCTTAATCTTGATGAGGCCGAGAAAACAACAATCACAAACTTGGTTGCTGGCGCTACGGGAGTGGTTACAAGCTCAGTGGGGGTACTTGATGAGACCGATCCGATTGCCAAGCTCGCCATTAAAACAATGGCTACCCAGCAATACTATGATCGAGCCCTAGAAAACGGGCTGTCGCAAGGCGTTTTGATGATGTTACTTCATTTGCAGGCCAATCAGCCAACTAATTCAGATAGTGGTGATACTGATGGCAACTAATTTTAAGCCAAGCGATTTCAGCCGGACTGTTGAGCTTGGCATTCCACAGTCACACAAGACAGGCGCTGGCCTGAACATTTCTAGCTTTGTTCCTGCATACACACTGCATTACAAGCAGCAGAAACGGACACTCACCCAGCAATATACGCTTGTAGGCACACGCTTGGATAACTCGATCACGATCATCACCCGACACGATGCTAGGAATGCTGCACAGCAGCAGGCACGTCTCGATGGCATTGTGTATGACATTGCTGATGTGTCCCCTGACGACAGCAATGATGCCATCCGGTACGATTATCTGACCCTCACGAAGATTACCAAGGGGGTATAGCGATGGACATGGGCGAAGCACTTGGAGAGTGGCTTAAACAGGTGTCTAAAGCTGCGCAGCTGAGTATCACAGACCAGGAAAAAATAACAAAAGCTGGTGCGGATGTGCTAGCCACCAAGCTCACTGAAGCCACCAAGGAAAAACATCCGGATACTAAGGGCGATGGCGGTAAGTATGGCCATCTGTCAGCCAATATTCGGAGTGCTGCCGGCGACATTGATGGTGATCACAATGGGAAATCAACCGCTGGCTTTGGCAGTAAGGCATACATCGCCGGTTTTCTGAACGATGGCACTAAAAAGCTACGTGGTGACCATTTTGTAGATAATGCCAGAGACGATGCTAAAAATGCTGTGTTTATGGCTGAGCAGGCTGAATATCAAGCCATTATTGCCAAGTTGAACGGTGGTGGCAGCAAGTGAGTGCAGTAGATGATGCTGTATCTATTCTCAACCAAGCGAATATCTCTGGAATTGACGCAATCGAAGGCAACAACCTACCGCAGGAGTTGGTAGACAGCAAAGATAAAACAGTTGTGCTGATTACTGATGCTGCTAATGATCCATCAAGCTTTGGCAATGATGACTTTTGGTCACTTAATCAGGAAGTAGAAGTACAGATTTGGTACTCACAACAGCTTAATTCAGACCTTGAGACCATTGAAGTAGCCATGATGAAGGCTTTTACTCATCAGCATTGGCAAGTTGCAGCAGTTCGGCAGAGAACATTAGACCCTGTTTCAAGTCAGCTTTTCAACACACTTTATTTCAGCAGAACAAAAATATTAAAGGAGACGTTTTAATGGCAACAGTAGGACTTTATCAAATCCAGTTGGCACTGGTTGACCAATACCAAAAGCTTATTTCTGGCACTGGGGCAGGACTAGGCACAGACGGTATCTATACTGTCGATCATAAAGATTTAGGCACTAAAACTGCCAACATTACTGGCTTAGCAGGAACCATCGCTAAGATTTATGGCAACAATAATGTGCAAGATGTGACAGTTGGTACAAGTGAACCTAGCGTGGCTCTGGACATCAACAACTTGGATTTTTCAATCAAGCAACAAATCAAGGGTTTTGTTTCTGATAGCAAGGGCGGTTATACGGATGAGAATTTGAAGGCTCATGTGGCCTTACTTATTACCACTCAAACCATTGACCGCTTGCATTATGTTTACTACGGATTTGGTGACGGGATCATGACCGAAACTGCGGCCAACGTTCAGACGGATCAAGCATCTGAAGAGCGAGTTGATGACCAGCTTACTTATACAGCTTTGTCAACAACAGCTTTCAACGGCCAGCCTTACAAGATTTACAGTGACTTGGATAGCAAGTTTGACAAGGCCAACATGTACAAAGAGGTGTTCGGCGGATATGTATTGCCAACGCCACCAGCTGGTGGGTCAGCTTCTGGCACAGGCTCTGGCACAACGCAAGGTTAGTTACATTTAGTTAGTGCTGAGAAGCCGGCCCTGATGCAATTAAGAATGAGCATATGAGTAACTATAGAGCTCGAACGATAGAACAGCAGTCCCAACATTAGCTGAACAGCCGGCAGTAGCCACGCCAATGGTGCAAGTCCTTGGGTCGGCTTTTTTAATACAAAAAATCAAAGGATGGTACACATATGAAAATTAAAGTAACGGCAATTAGCAATCGGGAGCACAATGTGAAGACGACCAACCGCAACATGGAGAAGATGTATGATCTGCAACTGCTCATGGCTCAGGCAGATGACATTCAAGACAAAGCGCCAATTGAGATCATTAATATGCAGCGAGGCATGCTGCACGATTCAATTGATTTCTTGATCACTGTATTAGGGCTTAACGAGCAAGAAAAGGACAAGTTGGGAGATTTGGAATTTTCAGACACTATTCAAGCCGTTAATTACGTTTTTGAACGCATGATGGGCATGTCAGACGAAGATATTGACTTGGCCAACAAGAAAGAGCAGGCCGCGGACAAAAGCGACAAGGGTTAGCCCACCAGAACGAGTGTTCCATCTTAAAAACCAGCGGGAAGACTTTTTGCTAATGAAAAAACAAGCCGTAATTTACTTCCATTGGTCGATGCAAGATTTTGATGATGCCGATTACTATGAGATGTGCAATATGATGGCGGCGCGCGACAAGAAGGATCGTCCGGTTGATCCGGGCAAGATGTGGGAGCAATACCAAGAGAAAGGGTGATAAAAAATGGCACAACAAATTAATGCGACAATGTCCACATCAATTGCCCTGGACCTGGTCAAAGCATCCGAATCGGTTAAGAGCCTGACCAGTCTAGTTCGGTCGTCTCAATCAGCATGGAAGGCCCAAGAAGCCGAAATGAAGTCCGCTGGTGATGCAGCTGGTGCGGCACAGGCTAAATACGAAGGCTTGGGCCGCTCAATCACTGACCAGCAAGCGAAGATTGATGCGTTAAAGAACAAGCAATCTGAACTCAAGGGCAATACTGCCGATGTTGCTCAGCAATTTCTGAAATACCAGCAACAAATCGATGGCGCTAACAAACAGCTGGCCAGCATGCAAGCCCAGCAAGAGCGAGCCAAGGCGGCCATGGACTATCAAAAGTCGGGGCTGGCTGGTTTACAGCAAGAATACACAGCCGCCGCCCGTGCTAATCAAGCCTATGTCACTCGATTAGAAGCTGAAGGCAAACAGCAAGAAGCCAATAAGGCCCAGATGGAAGGCTATAAGTCATCCATTGGCAATCTTAACGAACAATTGGCCAAACAGTCAGCTGAGCTGGATAAGATCGCCAATGCCAGCGGTAAGAATTCAGACGCGTGGCGTACGCAGAAGACGCGTGTTGACGAAACGGCTACCAGTTTAGCCAAAGCTAAGTCATCAATGACTGGCCTTCAAGACGAAATGAACAAGGCCAATCCATCTGTTTTTGATCGAATCAAGAGTCACATTACAGGCACGAAGAATGAAGCTGAAAAGACAACATTCAGTTTCAAAAAAATGGTGTCTGCCACAGCAATCGGGCAAGCGATAAGTAACGGTTGGGCACAATTCAGTGGCACCATTAAATCAACCATAACTCAAGGCGTACAGCTAGCTGAAGCTGGTGAACAAGCTAAACGTGTATGGAATGAGTTAGGTGTTGGCAACAAAGGCGCTGAACAGCTGGTTAGTCAGATGCGTGACCTAAAGTCGGAGACTAACATG